AGGAAAAAAACTTATATGATTAACATTAACCAATTAAACCAAAACAACAACTACTCATTTGGTAAGCCAAATGTAGAAAACATCTTTAGCACATTGCTTTTAAGACAAAGCAACACAACAACCGGCGAAGTTGGAAAAATAATTCCAATACTAGTTAGAGAAATGCAACCAAATCAGCAAATCAACGTATTGCAAAGCCTTAATATTCAATTCACGCCGCTGGTTTCAAACTTACTTCATCAAGTCGGCGGCGAAATCAATCACTACTTTGTACCATATCGAATATTATGGGACAAATGGGAGACATTTATAACAGGTGGTGAAACGGGTGTAGAGGAACCACCATTACCAAACTATACGCTAAAAGATGTAATAAGCTTTATAGGCGACAAACTGCAAAAACTTAAAAAAACCGAATACGAAGAATTTCTAGAAATATGTAAAAAATACATATTAAAAACAAACTACGAAATTGAAACAATCGAAAAATTCAACAAATACAAAGAACAGGCGACAAAAGCATTATTGCAAACCAATTGGGATTACTTAGGAATGCCATTAGGAGAATATTTGCTATTTTTCCTAGCCGAAAACAAAAACAACTTAAAAAGAACTCAATTCAATACAAACGCTATAAAAAAACTAGAATTTGGTGAAATAACACCAGAACAAATAAAGTATTTCGAAAATGAAGACAATTTCGACATTAACAAGCTCAATTTTATGGCAATAAATAAAATCTATAATGATTGGGTCAGAGTAATGGACTGGGAACCAGAAAAGAAGCTAGACGAACTAGAAGCAAACACAGCAAATTGGAATTGGGACTATTTTACAAGAGCAAGAAGATACCAATTAAGGGGGGCAATGCCGACAATACCAGTAAATATTTTACACACGCACAAATTTAATATAAAACTACAGGATGGAAACAATAATATAATAAATGGTATAAATACAGCAGACAGAATAGGAATAACCCTAAAAGATAATTTTGTAACAACAGAAGAAGACACACCGCAAGGAATACAATTAGCACCAGCAAAATCGATACAATTCTCGGTAGAAAAATCACCAAATCAACAAGCAAGACTAGAATTTGATGATATAATGACAGCAGCAGCACTGATGAGTTATTACAGTACAAACGCAAAAATAAAACCAAGGTATAGCGAGCAATTACTAGCGAGATGGAACGTAAGAATTCAAGATGCAAGAGTACAGCAAGCAGAATATCTAGGAACTGAATATATCGAAATTACAAGCCAAGGAATTATCAATACAAGTGATAAACAAGGTGAAATCACAGGGCAATTGTGGGGCAATGGTCAGGCAATGCAAGGCTTTTACAGAGCACAAGAACACGGAGTATTCATATCGGAGCTGATAATAAAACCATCAAACGTCTATGAACAAGGCATAAACGAATTATATAAACATCAAAATAAATTTGACTACGCAACGCCTGAATTCGTAAATCTTCCAGACGTACCAATCAAAAAAAGGGAAATAGACCCATTGGCAACAGATGAAGTATTGGGCTATAAGTCAATCTACGATGAATACAGAACATCAACAAACCTTGTTACTGGATTAGTAAGACCAAGTGTAAATGCAGGGCTAGGAAGCTACACACTAGCAAGAAACATACAAGCAAGAGGTACTAACTTCAATTTCGGAAGAATAGTGAAGTGTATCCCGGATATGGAAAGAGTAAAACAGTTTATTGACCAACCGGATTTTATCCTGATAGTTGTAAATGAAATAAAGACAATAATACCATTACCATATCAAAGCACTCCGGAGATGGCACTGTAGGAGAAAGAAGTAGACGCGGTTTACGCCGCTGGATTTGCTAAGAAATAACGACTTGCAAACGCGAAGAAAGGGCGACTGCAAAAGCAATGGCAAGGTAGCAAAGAAAGGGTCGGCAAAAAAAAAGTGGCGTAGGACGCGAATAGCGGGCTTTACAGCGATGTTTTGACGCTATTTGATAAAAAATATCAAAAAAGGAAAAAAGATATGGATAATGAACAAAACTATGGACTTGGGCTAATAGGCTCATCAATAATAGGCGGGCTTGGTGGACTAATATCAAATGGTATAAACGCTTGGACGCAGAATAGAATAAACGACAGTAATCTAGCAATGGTACAGAACGAAAATTCTATAACGAGAAGAAGAGAAGACACCGCAATAGTGAGAAGAGCTAGAGACTTACAAGCTGCGGGAATAAATCCACTACTAGCAGGAATACAAGGGGCGCAAGCATCAGCAGGTCAACTAATACCAATGCAAGCACCACAGCTAGACCTTACAGGAGCATTCAAAAATATAATGAGTGCAATTACAGAAGCACAAAAAATGCAAAACTCAGACGTAAACGAAAAAACAAGAATTAACTTAGAAACAAATAAATTGATAGACGACCTAAAAACATCAGAAGAAAACAGAAAACTAATAAAAAAACAAGTCGAAACAATGTCAATACAAGACCAAAACACAATGCAAAATACACTATATCAACTAAAACAAATGGAAAAAATAGACAGCGAAGTACTAACAGCAGGCTTTCAAAGGGCATTAATAGAAGCACAAACAGACACAGAAAGAAAAAGAATAGGAGAAATAGCAGCACATATTACACAAATGAGAAACGCAGCAAAAAAGGATAGGTCAGAGACAAGAGTAAATAATGCAATAGAAGTAATCAAAAAATCAGAATGGGACAGACAAGAATATTTAACAGAAAAACTACAAAAAGAAATTGCATACTTATCAAAAACAACTGAAATGCTAGACAGTCAGGCAATGATGGACTTATTGGGAAAAATTACAGAAGGAATAAGTAACGGGTTAGGTACAAGCCTAAAGGTATTAAAATAAAAGGGAAAGGAGAAACGGCTAAAAAAAAATAAACCTGCCTACAAGGAAAACCAAAACCAAACTAGGCAGGTGCCATAACCGGCTTCACTAGTAGCCAACTAAAGCCAACTAATTTATGAGTACTATATCAATAATTCAAAATTGTGTCAAGCCCATAATTACAAAAAAAGGGGAAATTTTTCCTTGCGGACAATGTCCACTATGCCGCAGAAAAAAAATGCTTGAATGGACACTAAGAGGAACGCACGAACTGCAAACACAGAAAGGCGATGCTATATTTTTAACACTATCATATATGCCAAAATACCTACCAAGAGAGGGCGAAAAAGGATTAAAAATAATAAAAAGATGTAAAGGAGACGCAAGCGGTAACCTTAATCCGAGAGATATGACATTATTTTTTAAAAGATTTAGAAAAGCAATAGCAAAAAAATTCGGTGATAGACCAATAAAATATATCTATTGCGGAGAATATGGAGAAATAAGATGGAGACCACATTATCACGCCATTATCTACGGAATAAAACCAACAGACTTTACAGAACAAGAAATAAAAAAAATTTGGGGAAAAGGAATAGTAAAACTAGACCAAGGGCAAATAACAGATAGAGCAATACAGTACACTGTAGGATACATATCAAAAAAAATAATAAATAGAAACACAAAAAACACAGAATACATAGAAAAAGGCAGAAAACCGCCATTTTTAAGAGTTAGTCAAGGGATTGGGCTTGATTGGTGTAATAATCACATAGAACAAATAACAAAAAATGGATATATAACAACAAAAAACGGACAAACAAGTGTTCCTAGATACTATATAAAAAAAATTAAACAATCAGAAGCAAGAAAAATAATTTTTGACCAAACAATAACAGATGAAGACACAAACGAAGTAATCGAAACAAGAAGAGTGTACAAATACATAGAAAATCCAGAAGCAAAGTATACAAATAGATTATATAACCTAGAACTAGAAAGAAGCTATGTAGAATATCTAAACGCATTAGAAAACACAAAAAACGAATTTTACTTTGAAGAAGTAAGCCAATATTACGATGATTTCTGCAAAACAAAAGCAAGACTTGAAAGGAAAGTATCAGAATGGTTTGACACAAAAACAAAAACAGATAAATATCTAATAAAATTGTATAGCAATAACACAACAGTACAAAAATATATTAAAAAGTATAATTATAATGCTAACAACAAAAAAGAATACAAGCTAGAAACAAAACTATCCAAAGAAAGAGTAGAAAACTTACAAAAAACAGCACAATTAAAAGTATTAACACTAATGAATGGAGCATTTGGAAAACGACAAGCATTCGAAATAGGGCTAGAAATGCAAAAAGTAACATAAAAATATAAAAAAAATACAATAAAAAGATTGACAAAAAAAATAAAAAAAAATACAATGTTTAAAAACTAAGGAAAACCACATATGAAGCAAAAAAACACTGCATATTTCGTAGAATACGACACGACAGAAATAAAACTAGACAGCAATTCATATCAATTCACAAAGAAAACGACAGGAAATCTATACAAAACATATAATATAAAAGGCACAGAACCCTTAAAAAAAGTATTAGAAGAAATAAAAAACGAAATAAACAGATATAACAAAGAAAACCAGAACTTATTTTTAGAATATAAAACACTAACGCTTTATATAAATCAAACTTTTTTTAAAAAAAACGAGGTAAAAGAAGATGAAAACAACAGAAAACTTTGAAAATTGGGGAACTCCAGAAGACAACTTCACTCCATCAATCAAACAAAGCTTTTTACAAGCAGTAAACAATGGTTATCTTGAGAAACTAAAGGCTCAAGGTATTGGAAAAGGTTATTCATACGATGAATGCCTAGAAAGTCTGGACAATGCAGAACCAATCTACAAGGAAAACTCTGAAATATTCAGAGAAATTAAATCAAAATTAAAAACAGAAAGAGAAAAACAAGAAGAATTGACAGCACATAAAAAAGTGGTGTCAACGGGCGATTATAATGTCAAGGGCGGAAAATCGCCCGCAGTCGAAGAAGCGACTGTTCCATCAGGAGAATAGTACAAGATGAAACTATTTGCAGTAAAAATCAACGACAATTTGGGGAGTTTTGCACCAATAGAATTGCTAGAACAAACCAAAAAGGATATAGACAGAGTAATCAACCTAAAAGCCGAAGAAATACAAGAAGATAAGCGAGAAGAACAGCAGGAATTAGCGAAACAATTAAAAAAAGCTAAAATAATAATCATTGAAACAAAGTCGATGGAGGAAAAAAACTTATATGATTAACATTAACCAATTAAACCAAAACAACAACTACTCATTTGGTAAGCCAAATGTAGAAAA